GGGGTGGGCCCACCCATAGGGCACAAGCTACATATAGCGTGATATTTTTGCAACACCTACTAGATATGGTATGGCATTTATGCAACACATGATCCCCGGATCGGGGAGCGGGATTATATCAAAACATTGTGGCAGAATTATGTCAAACTATGTCTAATCTTTATACATAAATTAATTAAAATAATTGTTGTATGTATGGGACAATGTGATAGTCTTTTTACATAAACAATAAGGAGATCAAAATCATGATGCGTAGAAAATTAGTTGATAAAAAAGGCGTAAAATTTAGCGATATATCTTTTCGCACTTGGGCAAGACAGCTCAACGCGGATGACTTAGCGTATAATATTAGAATTTGTTCTATATGGGCCGAGGCTAACGGACATGACACGTTCGCACTTGAAGCATTAGACGCGATTCACAGAGACGCTTCACCGACTTATAAAAAATTGTCGGATGAATACAAAGGCAAATACCCAGCTGGGTTTTGGGCGTTGCCGATACTTGTTGAAGAAGAGGGGGACGAAACTTATGGAATTAAAAGTTAAAGTCAAAAACGTTTGGGGTCAGGAGCTGGTTTATCCAGCTTGTAAATTGTCAAGAAGCTTCGCAGCTCTGACACAATGCAAAACGTTAACACGTGAAGCAATAAGTGAAATCAAAACTATGGGCTACACGTTCACAGTTGAGGCGCCTAGTCTAGATGGTTCTTAAGACTACAGACTGGGTGATTAAAATGGCTGAAGATGCTGAGCATCTTCAGCCAGCTGCATGGGTCGAGAAGCACGGCTCACAGTTCGCAAGTTTATTTATTACGGGATTCGATGCAAAGGCAACGGATAAAACCAACAAACAAAAAGAAGGAGAACAATAACTATGTCACATTTTTACGGACAAATAACCAGATCAGCTCGCAAAACAATGCCAACGGCTCGCGGACACAAAACCACGGGACTTGAAACGAGGGCCAGGAGCTGGCAGGGAGATATTCGTGTTGTTTTAAGTCACGATGATAAAACTGGAAAAGATACTTTTTCCGTTTGTCTATGTGGACATCACGAAGAATGGGGCCAAGAAATTGTCTTTGGCAATTGCGACGGCTCGGCGGTAACTTTTACAAACGTTAAACAGGAAGGAGCTGCATAAGTTTCGTGGCGCCTGGTTCAATTGATTGATCTCGCTCCAGGCGCCACGGATCGCAGGTAATATACCATGGATGAATATAAACATATAGGCGTTTATGAAGTGACTTTTTACCGTCATGACGGTGAAGGAAACGAGCTAAAAAATGATAAAGGCGAGGTTATTAGATACCGGGCCGACGATTTAACGGTTGACGATTTAACCGACGCTTTAGAACTTAACGATTTAACGGAGGCATAAACATGGACAGCGAAACGATTTTGGTAGTCATAGCATTTGCTGCAGCTCTTCTGATATTTTCATTCATGGAAATATCAGGGCTGTAAAAAAAAAACAATAACATAACTTAAGGACACAAGCCACAAGCCTTGGGGAGGGTGGGCCCTGGAGGGCACAAGCTTACCACAAAAATGTGGCAGAATTATGTCGCAAAAAGAAAAAAGTTCAGCGGCGCGCGTACCACGGAAATGTGTCAGAATTATGTTGTTAAGAAATAATCTTCAAGCTCGTCCCAGGATTCAAGCTTCAGGGCACAAGAATCAAGTCCATAAGCTGCAAGTTGGCGGATCGAGGAGCCTGGTGCCACGAATATTTCATAAAGTTTAGGAGAGCGTGGATCGAGGGCCTTGGCCAAGATAAAGGTGCGTGTGGGATGTTTCACGTGAAACGCTATTTGGTGTGGTGAGAAGGTAATCTTTTTACTTTTTGTTACTTTCAGCTCGACTGTAAAAAATCCTGTCTTTTCAGTATAACCAACCAGATCTGGAAAGCCAAAAGACGCCCAAGATTCTACTCTTGTCCACGTAATGTTCGGTGTATGTTTCTTAACTTGTTGCCAAAGTTTGGATTCGTTTTTCAGAGTAAGTCACCTTACCGATATGGCTACCAATATCGCTGTCAAAAGTATGATAATTACGAGCAGCTCAAGAGCTAATATCGTGTGATACCAGATCCATCTTGTCTTATATGCATTGTCAACAGACAAATCTGCAGGGTCTGGGTCTTGTGCTATGTCAGTTTGTGGGTTCTGTTTCCACAATATGTTTATTGCTTTTTTAATCATTCAACTAGGATAACGCACCGATACTTCTCTGCAGCATTGATAAGTTTATTTTCAATCAGCTTAATTTCTTTGATGTTAAACTCTTTTTGCATAGGGTTCCTGCCATCTGGTAGGACCAGCATAACACCAGCGTCAGCACCTTCAGGGCTTTTGCAAAAGTTCTGCAACACCTGCACAACCATTCTTGTATTGTAGTTTAGATAGCCAGTTCTTAATTGTTTTTCTGTGGGGTTTGCTAGATCTATTTTCTTCATCGTTTCTTTCCTTGTCCTCTATATCTTTTAAAGTTTCTGCGCTTGTGTTTGTTTTTGGGTCTTGATCGGACACTCTGACCAATGGATGTTCTCTTCTTTGGCCCGGCTATATGCTCTACAAATAATTTACTCTTCCTTGCCAAGTGTGTATTCTCCCTCTATCAAAGTTTTATTTTCATCGTAGATTCGCTTCATCTTTGCCTCAAGCTCCTCTATTGACATGTCTTCTAGCTTGCCTGTTCTAATTATTTTCTGCTCGATGTATAGTCCTGCTGCTTTACCTCTCGCAACCTCCGCATTTGTAGCTGCTGAGAAAGCTCCCTTTGCAAGAGCTTCTTGGCGTATACGACCGAGTTCTGTGATGTGTTTCTCAAAAGTGATCTCATATTTTTTCTGTATCTCTTCTCTGAGTTCACCGATGTACTTGACAACGAGTGGGTATTTGTTTGCGTTACGAAGTTCAGACGCTCGCACATGTGCAGAGCCCTCTGCATAGCCTGCTTCCAAAGCACATTCAGTTGGTGTTTTACGTCCCTCATTGTAGACCAATAACTCCGCAAATTTCTTTTGTTGTTCTGATAATTGTTTGGGTAAACCCATGTGGTAAGTATAAGTAATTTTACTTTTTATTACAAGCTAATAGTGAGGTGGCAGCACAAAAGGTTCTAAAAGCTGCCACCTATTGAAAGCATCGCCATTATACATTACAGGCATTTTTGGACTAAATAATTTTCTGAAAATATACAGGCATTTTTTACCCCTGAGAATATTCAGATAATCTTCTTGACAGGTTTATTCTATGATCTTCTTAATCTTAAGTCGGCCCATGTCTTCGTAGAGAGATGCCGTAACCTCACGACACTGCATGTATATTCCATCTTGTTCCTCACCTATGTTGCGTGAGATAATACGTTTCTGCTTAAGACAGTCGCTCAAACCCTCAGTCGGCACCATCTCAATTGTCGAACCGTTCTGTATCATCAGTATTGCAAAAACAACTTTAATGGTTTCCATTTTGTTTTGACTCCAAGTCTATTAGTCTTTCCTCGTGAAACTGTATCACCATGTCATTTTTTAGTATCATTGGTATTTCTGCTTCCATCTGTTCTTTTAACTTATCTACGTTCTCACCAAGATATTCCACGAGCATGTAGAGCTCTTGGACTTGTGGACTGACCATGGCGCCTTTGGGGACGCCGTCAATAAAAGTATTGGCTGCTTCTAAATCTTTTTCCATCAACTGTAGTTTTGTTTCAATATTATTTAAGCGCTCAATTATAGAGAAGTAGCTCATAGTGCCTACTGCAACTGCAGCTAGGATGGCTAAAAGGTTGCGAGCTGGGAGTGAGATGGAAGTGCTGTCCGAGAGTTTCATTACAATAACGGATTATCTAGTGACGCTTTCAACTCTTCTAGTTTTGCATCAAGGAACTTAATAGCTGCATCGTTTATCTTAGCGTCTGCTTTAACAGCCTCTATTGCTTTGATTAAAGTTTCTATCTTTTCATTGGTAGTTGATAGATCAACTGTTTCATTGATTACAAACTCTTGGTTTTCTAGCTGTGCGATACGATTATTGAACTCACCCCAAGCCATGAAGCCACCGCCGATAGCACCAATGACACCAAGTAGTGCAGCGTAGGATGATAATTTACTGAACATTTCTTGCATTTAATAACTCCATAAGATTTCTGTATGCATCGCTGGTTTTCTTCTTGTGTTCTCGCAT